ATTGGTATGATCACAAGTCAATGATTACTGCTAAACGTAGGAGGGTATTGTAATGGGTACATGCTATTCAAAAAAGGATGCAAAGCAAATCCAATGGATAAAATCCGCAGTGGTTAAGGTGGAGAACAAAAAAGCTAGGCTTATCCGTAGGCGTATTGAGGATAAATTAATTGAGATTAAATTAGCAGGGGGTTTAGCATAGGGGCTACACTTGACAAGAGTACCTACACTTTGATATAATTAAATCAGTGATCAGGGGAGGGGTTCCTCCCATATTTAAAAAGAGGTAGTAAACATGAATATTTTAGACTTAGCATTAAAAGCACTGCCATTGAAGCAGGGAACAACTGACCATCAAGCGACCTTGTTTGGTCGGGCTTGCATCACCCGCTATCGCATGTATAAGCACCGCACTGAGATTACGGACGGGCCTTGCTTTAGGGGCGTCCACTTGGGGCTTACCTCATTCTATGTAGCCAAGAAGGTTAGTAGATTTGATAGTTCCAGCCTAGCTGGTATCAAGGATGATAAGGGCGTGGTGACTGTCTCAGTTACTAACATAAGCAAGCCGCAGTAAACTAACACGCCTCCTGTAACAAGGAGGCTACACTAACTATACTTAAGGGAATACCTATGAACGCATTAACTAAGATTTCAACATTACCATCATTACCAGAGCAGCTAAACTTTGAGCCAGTACGGGAACGTCAAGTACGCAATGGGCAGGAGGTGGCAGGTAAGTGGTGGACTATTAACCCATTGACTGATGAAGTTATCGGTGATGGTAAGCGTAACCATTTACCGCAGAACTTTTCTATCTTATGGGATTCCCTACGAGAAGGGCTATACCACTCTGGTTTACAGTTGGATGATGCGGAGACTAAATTCCGTAGCTTCAACAACAATGCAGGTATGAGGGCAGATATTATTCTACCTTATGAGAACTTTGATCTTATCGTGGGGGAGCCAACCCAACTTAAGATTTCTGTATGCAACAGCCATGACCAAACACATAAGCTAAACATAGCGGCTATGATCTATCGTCTTTTCTGCACTAATGGTCAGTCGTCTATGTCAGAGAACACCTCACTGTCGCAGCTAAACACTCAAGGTGCAGAGCCAGAGCGTATCGGTGCGGTGGCAGCTAAGTGGCCTGAGTTTCTCCAGATGGATGCACATAAGATGAAGCGTATGCAGGGTGTGCCTGTGTCTCGCTATGATGCAATCAATTTCTACTCAACACATGTAGCAAGTACACAAACCCGTAGCGGTAAGGTAGTGAACCGAGCCATGCTGGATCGTATCATGGGTATTCACGATACATACAAGTCTTTGGGCGACACATCATATCGTGTGTACAATGTGCTTACTCATATGTCTACTCATGTGGAGTCTAAGGCTTGTGCTACCAAGAAGCAGTTGGTGATGGAGGATAAGATCAACTCCATAGTCAATGGTGCTGCCTTCCAAGAGTTAGCATTACCTTATGCATACTCTTGCGCTTAAACATACGCTTTGGTGTCCACTATCGGACACCTCTTAAATGGCCCCATTAACGTGGGGTCATACTGGTTTACAGGAGTAGGTAATGAACATCAAAATTAGTAACACCAACGGAGCTAAGGACAACAAAAGCTACGTGCGTGTGTATGTTAACGGGGACAAGGTAGCGGAGGTGTCTCCTAGTAGACGCAACCCATTGGGCTATCTTAGAACTTTGAAGAACTCCAAGCACTGGGGAGATATGCGTGTACAGTTAGAGTGTTGTGCCTTGGCTGGTATGTTTACCTTGAAGGAAGTTGACAGTATCATGAATGAGGTTAAGGGAGTAAGTAATGGAAGTTGAATCAAGTAACAAGTGGAAGGGCGATACAGTTAACTTTGTGCTGGAGGATAACATCTATCTTAGGTTAACCCCTGACGTTAGTGGTGAAGATGTGACTTGGCCCTTGGAGAATGTGCATGTATCCCCAACTGTAGTATGGTACAAGGCCATTGCTGGTGATAAGTTTCACCATGTATTGGATGATCGTAAACTCAATGAGGCATGGGAGGCACATGAAATTCAATGACCTAGTAGCAGAGTACATGCAGTCATATGACTTCAATGCATGTAAGCCTGACACTCAACGTGATTACCTTTACTGGGCAGGTAGGCTAGGCAGTGTGCCTATTGGAGGTGGGGGCAGGTTGTTTGGATACATCCATGCTCATAAGATCAGCACCCCTGTAGCGCAACAAGCCTATGAGTATCTACTAAGCAGTGGGGTATCAATGGCTAATCATGTGGTAGGCTTGGGGTCTGTAGTCTTTGGTCATAGCATACGCCTTGGCACTGTGAACCATAACCCGTTTACTTATATCAAGCGTAGGTCTACACCTAACCGCAAGGTAGTGTGGAGTACTGAGGATATACAGGCTTACCTGACTACGGCATACAGTAAGTTCAAGTGGCGTAACATAGGACTGATAACTCAAATGTCCTACGAGTGGTGCCAACGTCAGGGTGATATGCGTCTGCTACAATGGGAGCAGTATGATCTGGAGACAGGCATACTTACTCTGGAGCAGAGCAAGCGAGGTGCAGAGGTTACCTTGCCTACATCAGTGGGACTACAGGCCATGCTACGTAAGCAGCATACAGACTTTGGGTTCCAGAAGTGGATAGCCCCTAGACCAAGGCCAGTGGGTAGTTTGTACCAGCCATACTCTATGCGAGGCTTGTCAGTACAGGCTAAGATAGTAAGGGAGGCATCGGGTATCTCTGATAAGTTACAGATCAGGGACATGCGTAGGACAGGCACAGTGGAGATGGTAGATGCAGGGGTAGACTTACCTCAGATCATGTCGGTGACAGGTCATGCTAATCCTGCCAGTGTTAAGCCTTACATGAAGAACACATTAAAATCATCCAGCATGGCTATGCAAGCCAGATGGGACAGTAAAGAATAACCTGAGAGTTAATACAGAGGGGGGTAGGACGGATGTTTAGTCTTTGCCCATATCAACAGTAGGGGTAGGTAACGTAGTGTTATACCCCCATCTATATTTAATGGAGTAATGTTTGTCCAGTTTTTTGTGCAAGAACCTGACAAAATTAAGGAGTAATGTATGAAGATGTATAAAGTATTTGAAATGATGGGCTTTAAGTTTGAGCATGGTGGTGGTTGTTTCATCAAGGTGTATGATCTTAGTAGTGATACGGGATTTGAGGAAGATACCATTGAGGAATATCATACTGTGTCGGATCGTGACATGGCTGCGAGATGCCTTGAGTGGTTGGAGAATCGTGGAATCATTGACGATGCCAGCCCCTACCTATCTTGGAATGAACCTGAGAAGAAGTATGGTTTAGAAGAGTTTCGTAAGTGGCAGGATATTTTAGCGGAGGAATTTTAATGAAAGCAAAACTAGATAAGTCTGCAAATGTGTGGACACCTATTATCATCAACATCACTCTGGAAACAGAGAATGAGTACAATGCATTAAGGAACATCTATGCAATACAGGAGGTCACCTCAATAGATGCAGAGCATAGGGTACGTGATCGTAATGTAGTCACAGGCTTAATCAATGCCATTATTGAGGCAATAGGTAGAAAATAATTTAATGGTTGACGAGTGTTTCATTCACATGCTACACTCCGTTACCCCCACCGCCAGTGTAACAGTGTAGGTGTACGATGTTTATCACCTACTAGGAGGCTGTATGAGTAAAGCACCAAAGTATATGGACTATAAGAGGGTCAGTGAACTGTTCACCTATGATGAAGTTAATGGTGGAGTAATACGTAAGTCTGGATGGTGGTTGGGTAAGCACCCATCACCTGAGAAAAATGGGTATGTAGTAATAAGTGTTTCTAGGGCAGCAGATGATAGAGATAGGCCGTCTGACTCAGGGCAGCAAAGGGATAGGTATAAAGAGCATAGGTTAGTATACCTACTTAATAATCCTGACATGGATCAGTCTCTGGATATAGATCATATTAATCATATAACACATGATAATAGGATAGAGAATCTTAGATTAGTTACATCACAAGAGAATGCATTTAACAAGAAAGTTTGGGGAGTTCACTTCAATCAGTGTCAGCAGATGTGGCGGTCAGCTATACGGGTTAGAGATAAGTACATATATTTAGGTAGGTGGGACAACGTAATAGATGCCAGAGCAGCATACCTTAGAGCCAAGAAGAAGTACCATAAGATAGAAGAGAGGTGAGCATGAACATACGACAGCACGTAATAGACTTGGAGATACCAGTAGGTCACTCGGTACGTAATGACTGCCCTGTATGCCATAGGAAGAATACTTTTGGTGCATCTAATGATATGGGTATCCTCAAGTGGCAATGCTTTAGTGCCTCATGTAGTACCAGAGGTATAGGTGAGACTAACCTATCTGCTATGGACATTAGAGCATTGATGAATCAGGCAGGTATTAGTGGGCAGTTATCAGCCATTGAGTTACCTATCAGTGTGACTAGAACTTTACCTGACGAGGCAGTCTCATGGCTACAGTACTGGGGTATACATGGTGTAGGTACACACTACTGGGACATAAAGGATTCACGGGTAGTGTTTCCTGTAGTTAAGAATCACATACTGTATGATGCAACAGGTCGCACATTGAACAAGGTGGTGACACCTAAATGGAAGCGATACGGAGGCTCTGGCTTGCCGTTTGTAGTAGGTGAGGGTAACGTAGCCGTTGTAGTAGAGGATGCTATCAGTGCCAGTGTGTGTGCCTCTGAGGGGTATGTTGGTGTAGCCCTACTAGGTACTAACCTAATGGAGAGCCATGCACTATCCTTGCTCAAGTATGACAAGGTTATCGTAGCACTAGACCCTGATGCCTCTATGAAATCTTTAGCTCATGTTAAGGAACTACGTAGGCACATACGGAAAGCAATTGCTTTGAAGTTAGACGATGATATTAAGTACCGCCTTGATGTGGACTTAGATAAGTTAAGGAGTATGTCTGATGGGTGACTACACGATAACGCCTGTAACTAGGGACGATTGCAAGCCATTCATCTTAGGTATCCACTATGCTAAGAGGTGGCCTAGCGTTAGCTTTAGGTATGGTCTATTCAAGGGGGAGGAACTGGTGGGTGTAGTTACCTATGGTACTCCAGCATCCTCTGGACTTAGGGCTGGCATAGCAGGTGATGCACATAAGGGTGAGGTGCTTGAACTTAATAGGCTATGCTTGAAGTACAATGTAAAGAATGAGGCATCCATGTTGGTGGCTAAGAGTCTGACCATGTTGCCCAAGGGAAGGATCATTGTGTCCTTTGCTGATGGATCACAGGGTCATGTAGGGTACGTTTACCAAGCATGTAACTTTACCTATCATGGCCTTAGTGCCAAGCGTACTGATTGGAAGGTAAGGGGTAAGGAACATCTGCATGGTATGACTATCGCTGACGAGTTCAGAGGGGTAGCTAATCGTAGCCAAGCATTGAGGGATAAGTATGGTGATGATTTCTATTCAGCACCTAGACCAAGGAAGCACAGGTACATTTTCTTAGTGGGCAGTAAGACATACAAACGTGCAGTTACTAAGCACATAAAGTATAAGCAGGAGCCATATCCAAAGGGGGTAGCAGTATGAAACATTACAGCACTCAGATGTTTAACAAGATAAAGTATTGCAAAGACTGCACTAAAGAATTAGTAGTGGATGGTAACACTAGTCAATCTATGCTGGATAAGTCTGACTATAGGTGCCTACCTTGCAGGAGAGTATGGGATAGACTGTACGATACTACTAGGAATAGAACACATCGTGACGAGGACAATGCTAGGAAGCTACAGTGGAAGAGGGACAACATGGGGTATGTATCTCACATTAATAATATTCGTAGGGCTGCTAAGATTCAAAGAACTGTGCCTTGGGGTGATCCCGTAGCCATAAGAAATATGTATGAAGAGTGCGCCCTACTTAATTATAAGCATGGCAAAGGTATGTATCATGTTGATCACATACTACCTCTACAGGGTAAGACAGTTAGTGGCCTTCATGTTGAAGGTAACTTACAAATTATGTTAGCTAAAGATAACTTAACTAAGAGTAATAAGTATTATGAATAAACTAATTGAGTTCTTATATGGAGCAGGGTACATGGCTTGCATATTCACTGTAATTTATGTCACACTTGTAGTTGTTGATAACGCAATAGGAGTAAGGTAATGAGTACTGCAACATTAGAGGCAGTAAGTAAGGTGTTCACATCTGAGGTCATAGACCTATTTCTTAGGGAAGGTCTAGTGGATTACTATGAGGTGGTTTCGTCTTTCTGTAAGGACAAGACTGCAACCGATGCGGAACTGGATAGGAACGAGAAGATGCAGAATGCCTTGACCATAGTGATTGAGGACTTCATGACACCTGATGAATTTAAACAATGGCTTAAGGAGAGAACGTAATGTCAGATACATTTAACCTATTCACGGGGAGCAACTGCTCTGCCTGTGCTACATTGAAGACTCGCCTTGAAGCATTGGGCATTAGCAAGGATCAGTACACTGAGTGTGATACAGTAGAGGATCGTCACAAGGATTCTATACTGGCTCTAGGCTACCGATCTATACCTGTGCTGGTTAAGTATGTGGATGGTAAGGTTGTTGATAGTATCAATGGCAGTATGCATTCTGACTCAGAGTTGTTTGACTTCTTTACTTGGGGTTTAGTTGGCCCCTTTGGAGAAGTTGAATGATCAGTGCAGTAATGTGCCTAGCACTCAACCTGTATTTCGAGGCAAGGGGTGAGCCTCTAGCTGGTCAGTTAGCCGTGGGCTTCAGCACTATGAACAGGGTGGCTGATGAACGCTACCCCGATACAGTGTGTGAAGTAGTGAAGCAAGCCAAGTATAACGCATGGGATATGGAGAACCCCATCAGGCATCGTTGCCAATATTCTTGGTTTTGTGATGGCATGTCTGACGAGCCTAAAAATGGTAAGGCTATGCTTGAGGCTTCAATATTGGCACAGCACATTTACTATGGTAAGGCTACTGACATTAGCCAAGGTGCTACGCACTACCATGCTACGTGGATTGATACGCCCTACTGGGCAGATGAAATGGATGTGGTACTCACCATAGACCAACATATATTTTATAGATAAGAGGTGTCCGATAGTGGACACCTAATTGGAGGAAGCATGGCTACAAAGAATGATGTTACGGGGGATACTATTTTGAGTAAGGAAACTACTGATGCCTATAGAGATAACTATGACAATATCTTTGTAGGTAAGTCAGCACCTATAGGTGAGGACACTAGGCCAAAGGATAGGGTCAAGCTTGGCCTTAGTCCTAGCACTGTGGTAGAAGAGATGGACTCTACTAAGTTACTGCGTAGTAAGATGGTTCAAGCTTTGTGTGATTACAAGGCAGCTTATGATAACTCACCAGCACTAACGCCAGAGGAAGATACCGAACTGCAAAGACTGTACTATGCGTATGCAGATTTGTACAACGAATACATGGATAGACTTGATAGAGAAGAGGAATATGTATGAGCCTAGTATTTAAACCTAAGATCCCTAAAGACTTCTCTGGCTTACTTCCTACTAAGGTAGTAAAGGTAGTAGAGCCTAAGTACAAGCCCCGATGGTGGACAGCAGAAGAGAAGGATCAGCTTGTGGAACTACGTGCAATGGGAGTATCCTTCCATGACTGTGCCGATATACTTAGGCGAGGTCAGGGTAGTATAGCCCACATATTAAAGACATATGAATTGCATGGTGCCATATGGAATTTACGTCAAGCCAGCATAGATAGGATAATGAAATGAGTATTGTATTCAAGCCTAAGATAGCTAATCACCTACGTAAGTCAGAGGGGCGGCATAGAGTGGATGGCTTTAGCAAGGAAGAGATAGCGGAGGTCATACAACTGAGGGCTATTGGTACTTCCTATAAAGATTGCAGCCGCATAATGAGTAGGCCGAAAGGCAGTATAGGTAGCATGATTCATTACTACAACCTTCAAGGGGAGATTGATGCAGCTAAAGCATTACTCAAGTCCCCTTGTGTTGGTGTATGTAAGTTAGATGATAACCATGTATGTACAGGATGTGGTAGGACTATTGAGCAGATTACCAACCATCCTAAGTGTATGGTACTATGAGCAGGACAGTGAAGAGAAAGAAAACTGGATCTAAAGCTGTGGCTCCTAGCTGTGGTAACAACAAGGGGTGTGGCTACTGCTTAGGTAATAAGATGCATAAGCATAAGAAGAAGCAAACAACTACTCATTAAAATATATACTATAATGTATATTTCTCATTAAAATATATACTATAGTGTATACTGTAGTATACATTGTTAATTATAAGGAACATTTTATGGAACTTGCACTACTACGAACACTCATGGATAAAGACTTTCATGACAATCACAAGGGGATACGTTGCCCCAATAATATCTTTAGTAAGGATGCTCGTAAGGTCAAGGCTACTATTGATACTGCTATCACCACATATGGTAGGTCAGTTACGCCTATAGAGGTGGAGGCATTGTTCTTTTCTAAGAACCCCACACTAACCACAGCACAGAAGGGTTCCTTTCAAACCATCTTTGATCAGGTAGACAATGAAGTTGTCATGGGAGTGGACATAGCAAGTGATGTACTATCCGATATGTTCCGACAGCAGGTGGGGGAAGAGGTAGCTAACCTTGGATTTGAATACGTTAATGGTGAGCATATATCGCTTGAACCACTACGTGCTATCCTTGAGAACTACAATGAAGACTTTACACCTAACCTATCCGTTGAGTGGGCTGACATTGATATGGAAGCACTGCTTAAGAAGTGTGACCTTGAGGCTCAGTGGACATTCAACCTGCCTACCTTGGCACGTAAGGTACAGGGTATCAATGGTGGTCACCTTATTATGATAGGTGCTAGACCTGAGACAGGTAAGACTTCAAGCCATGCGTCATTCATTGCTGGCCCTAAAGGTTTTGCAGAGCAGGGCGCACAGTGTCTAGTCTTATGTAATGAAGAGGCAGTACACAGGGTAGCAGCACGTTACCTCAATGCATCCACAGGCATGACACTGAATCAGATACGTGACAATCCTGCATCAGCTACGGCTAAGTACCAGCGTATTAAAGATCATGTTAAGTTCATTGATGCAACAGGTAAGGATATGACATGGGTAGAGTCTGTTATTAAATCCTATACACCTGACGTTGTTGTACTGGACATGGGAGATAAGTTCGCTAGACTTAATGGTGCTGCCCGTGAGGACATGATGCTCAAGGCTAACGCTATCTATGCCAGAGACATTGCCAAGCAGTATGGATGTGCCATGTTCTATATGTCACAGCTAAGTGCAGAGGCAGAGGGCAAGGTAATCCTTAACCAATCTATGATGGAAGGTTCCAAGACAGGTAAGGCATCTGAGGCTGACCTCATGCTACTGATTGCTAAGAACCCTGCACTCAGTGAGGATGATGCTATGGAAGATCCTATGCGTCACATAAACATAACCAAGAACAAACTAACAGGCTGGCATGGCAAGGTTACTTGTATGTTAGACGGGAGGATTGCAAGGTATGGTGTTTGATCAGATAGAATTATTCGTGGATTTATATACTGCCCACCCTGAGTGTGAGGATGTTAAGGTATGCTCCAAGTGTAAGCATACTCTACCTAACTCTTCTTTTGGCCCATCAGGTGGAGGTACTTATCTTAGGGCTGAGTGTAGGGCATGTAACAATGAGTTAGGTAAGGTGCGTAAGTATCTTAAGTCTATACATGGTCAGCCTCCTGATGGGTACGGATGCCCTATATGTTTATGCAGTGAAGAACAGGCAGAAGGAAGAGGGGGTAACTCAGGTGCATGGGTGCTAGATCATGACCATGAAACTGAGGACTTTAGAGGGTGGCTTTGCCATAGTTGCAACAGAGCATTGGGTGGATTCAATGATGATGTTCCTCGTATGAAGAGAGCCATTAAATATATTAGGGGTAAGTTATGAAAAAAGTTGTGATTACTGTATTGGATGTGGAGAACACCACCTGTAAGCGTGACGGGAAGCAGCACTTTGACCCCTTTGAGGCAGAGAATGAATTGGTAATGATAGGTATGCTATCTGAGGACATGGAGTATTATGCTGATGAAACTGTAGTTACCTTCACGCACTCAGATGAACCACCTACAGCTAACGGGGATATCATAACGCAGAACATACTGGATGCTACTACGCTACTGGTCTGTCACAATGCAGTGCATGACCTTACGTGGATATGGGAGTGTGGGTTTAAGTATGATGGTAATATATACGACACCATGTTAGGTGAGTACATACTTAACAAGGGTGTAAAGTCCCCACTTAACTTGGGCTTTGTATCTGCACAGTATCAACTGGAAGAGCAGAAGCTAGATACCATGTCTGACTATTGGAAGTCTGGCACATCTACAAAGGACATTCCCTTTGACGAGTTAGACGAGTACCTACGCTACGACTTGCGCTCTACTCTTGGTGTCTACAAGAAACAGATGGCACGATTTGCTAATGAAGAGAACAGTAGTATGCTGTCTGTGCTTGATCTGACTATGGATACTTGCTATGAACTGGCTTTGATCTACAAGCGTGGGTTCAAGGTTGACATGGTAGAGTTGAACAAAGTAAAGACTGAGTTTGAAGAGGAACGGGCTGCACTATCAGAGGAACTAATGGCGTTTGTTGAGGAACTGATGGGTGATACACCATTCAACATCAACTCTCCAGAGCAGCTATCAGCATTGGTATTCTCCCGTAAGCCTACTGACAAGAAGATGTGGGCCTTGAGTGTCAATGCATTCATGTCTGACTCTGCATTCAAGGATGCTATGCGTTCTATGACTGGCCCTGTCTATAAGACTAAGGCTGCTAAGTGCTTCATGTGTAGTGGTACTGGCATGGTTCAGTTGCTTACTAAGAAGGGTACGCCCCGTAAGAACAAGAACATCTGCAAAGAATGTAACCGCCAAGGCTTTACTCTAAAGAACACTAAAGAACTGGCTGGCCTTAAGTTCACACCACCCAAGGCTACATGGGCTAGTGCTAGTGGATTCAGTACAGGTAAGGGTATACTTGAAACACTTGAGGCTACAGCTAGGGCTAAGGGCATGGAGCGTGAGGGTAACTTCCTATCTAAGCTACGTAGGCTTAATGCTATTGAGTCTTACCTATCATCCTTTGTAGGTGGCATAGAGAAGTACACCAAGGCAGATGGTATGCTGCATGTACAGTTAACTCAGCACATAACCTCTACAGCTAGACTGTCAGGCCGTAATCCTAATATGCAGAACATGCCAAGGGGAGGTACGTTCCCTGTTAAGCGTGTGTTCATATCACGTTGGAAGGGTGGCAAGATAATGGAGGCTGACTTTGGACAGCTAGAGTTCCGTGTAGCTGCATACCTATCTCAGGATAAGGTAGCTATCAAGGAAGTCATTGAAGGCTTTGATGTACACCAGTACACGGCAGACATTATAACTAAGGCAGGTCAGGCTATTGGCAGACAGAATGCTAAGATGCATACCTTTGCCCCGTTGTATGGAGCGTCAGGTTATGGTCGTACACCAGCAGAGGCAGAGTATTATACTCACTTCATGTATAAGTACAGAGGCATAGCGGAGTGGCACAAGAAGCTGGCTACTGAGGCTTTGTCTGAGAGAAAGATTACAACACCTTCGGGTAGGCAGTTTGCCTTTCCTGATGTGTCAAGAAGGCGTGATGGTACTGTTACAAACTTTACCATGATTAAGAACTATCCAGTTCAGTCATTTGCTACGGCAGATATAGTGCCAGTTGCACTGCTGATGATGGAGGAAACCATGAAAGAAAGAGGGCTAGTATCTTGCATAGTTAATACAGTACATGATAGTATGGTGATAGATGTACACCCTGACGAGCAAGCAGCAATGATTGCTGTTGTAGTGGAAGTAGAGAGTAAGTTAGTAAGCACAGTAAATACGCTGTGGGATATTGATTTCAACTTACCTCTAACACTAGAAGCTAAGATGGGAAACAATTGGTTAGATCAAGTAGATTGCTAAATAGCAAAGAGGAATATAGTATGAGTGAAGTATCTTTAAACCAAGTAAGTCAAGAAGAGTTAATGCGCCTGACAGGTATGGCTAACGAGTTAGGGGGTGGTGGTTCTAAGAACAAGCTACCTCGTCTACGCTTGTGGCATACACCATTGATGGGTGTCGTTGATGTTGCTGGCAAGAAGAAAAAGATGGAGGTAGTAGAGGCAGGGCAGTATCGTTTAGAGCAGGAAAATGGAACCTTTGCGTATGCACCAGAGGCTAACGTCCGATTCTACATGCAAACTTTTATGTACAAGCGTTACATCAGTGACCCTTCCAACAGTCGTTATGTTAAGACTCTAATGCATGATGATCTTAACTCTGATCTTAAAGATACAGATGGTGGGTTTAACTGTGGTAAGCCAGCAGGTTTCATTGAAGATTGGAACTCTGTACCCACAGAGATGAAGGATCTTATTAAGTCTGTTAAGCGTGTACGTGTACTGTTTGGAGAGGTCAACATGATCAATCCTGTAGACGAGAAGGGAGAGTCCATTGATGTACCATCTACCCCATTCATTTGGGAAGTAGATAATCGTGAGGCATTCAAGACCTTTGGAGATTCATTCAAAGAGATTGCCAAGCGAGGCCGTTCCTTCATTCAATATGGTATTAACGTCAGTACCTTAGAGCGTGAGATGAACAATGGTCAGTCCTACTTTGTACCCAAGGTAGACGTTGACTTCTCTTCTGACCTAGCTATTAACGAGCATGTACTAACCATGCACCGCAACAGTTCGGAATGGATCACGCAGTACAATGATTACATCAACTCAGAGTTTACTGCCAAAGCGGTAGAGACTTTAAACACTGCAGATGAAAGTCTAGTTAATGAGTTTATAGATGTGGAGTAAGCATGAACATACACGAATTAATGGTACAAAAATATCTTAATAGTGTAGTGGCAGGGAAGGGTGGCATGAGCCGCCCTGTCCTTGACTTCATGGTTAACGATGTTAAATTAGCGTTAGAAAAGCAACTCGTAGACTCACGTAATCCAGACTTTAGATTGCGTATGTCAAACATAGGTCGTTCTTATTGCCAGCTTTGGTTTGATAAGAACCAGCCAACAGATGCTTTACCATTTCCCAACAGCTTCTTAATTAACATGATCCTCGGTGATCTTGTGGAAGCGATCATGAAAGGTATCCTCACTGAGGCTGGTGTAATATGGCAGGATGGTGAACACTTAAAGTTAAACTTAGGTAAGCATGTTATCAATGGTACGCCTGACCTAATCATTGATGGTGCTGTATGGGATATTAAATCCTGTAGTCCTTGGGCATATACTAACAAGTGGATAGACTTTGCTACTGTTAAGGAACATGATTCCTTTGGTTATGTAGGGCAGCTAGTAGGGTACAGTAGGGCGTTAGACTTAGACGCAGGTGGTTGGATAGTTATCAACAAAGCAAATGGTCAGTTCAAGTTTATAACTGCTGACGGCATTGATATGCAAGCTGAGTTAGATAAGCTAGAGGTCAAGGCTAATCGTATAGTAGATGGAGATTCTTTTGAAAGATGTTATGAGCCTATCAAAGAAACATTCCGCAAGGCAGAGACAGGTAACCTCAAGCTAGGTATTGAGTGTGGCTTCTGTCAACACAAGTACAAGTGTTGGGATACTCTAGTAGAATTACCATCCATACCATCAAAGGCTAAGGTTCCTGCAATGGTTAACTACATACACATAGTAGAGGAAGCAGCATGATTGACATGGAAGAGAACGACTTCGGTGTAATATTACGGCCTGTTCTTTCAGAAGAGGACAAATGGGTTGGGGATGTTCAAGTCTCTGTGTTCAGTAACTTAATGCCTAAAGTGGATGATGAAACTCATGCACAGCTAATGTTTCTAGCATATAAAATGTCAGCAATGGTTCAGTTCTGTCAAGACAATGAAGACTTTGATGCAGCCTTAGAAGACTATACTATGGATATGGTTGAAGAGTTAGGTTTTGGAGAGGAAGAACCAGAACTTAGGACAAACAAGATAGTAGGGAGGGAAGGCAACGTAATAACACTGGACTTCAATACTAAATGTGAGGGGGAATGTTAATATGGATGTTCTACACACACCTACATTGGATGTGAATAGCCTTGATGATGCGCTAGAAGATATAGTTAATCATCCCAACCATTACAAGTCAGAAGGGGAGGGTACAATAGAATGCATTGATGCTATACAGTCAGCATTAAGTGCAGAAGAGTTCCAAGGTTTCTGTAAGGGTAACGCAATCAAGTACACATGGAGGGCTAACAGAAAACAGGATGCACGTATTAACTTAGAGAAGTGCCGTTGGTATATTAATAAGCTACTGGATAACCTCTCATGAGATACCCTGTTAAGAAAGCAAAGAAGCCAAAGCACCGCAAGGTAACGCCCAGTATCTTAGGTAAAACCTGCGGCCTTGATTGTAAGGTTACGCCACCAGAGCCTTACCAATCATGGACTGAGTACCTCGCAATGAATCGTGACCAGCCTAAGCCCTACCGATCATGGTTAGAGTTTAGGTTGTTTTCCGATGGGCCTATGAAGGACATAGACTATGAGCCAATCAAGGTAGCATACGAGGTAGTAGAGAATAGAAAGTACACACCCGATGGGGTGATGGGTAACGTCTGGTTTGAAGTTAAGGGTAGGTTTAGAACACGGCATGAGATGGATAAGTACATCCATGTGCGGAGGTCTAACCCCCTTGCAGTTATCGTATTTGTACTACACTCCGCTAATGTAGCACTACCTGGCGCACAGAAGCGTAAGAATGGGACACGTAGATGTATGGAGGATTGGCTTGAAGAGAACAAGTTTGCCTATACATACGAGAGTAAGATGCATCACTTTATGAAGAACTTTAATGAGGTATCCGCATAGTGGAATATGTAATGATAGTAGTTATGCTAGGTCTATTTATTTACACTATGATTTGGGGATAAAGTTCTTGACATTTGAATCTAAATCAGTATAACTGTACGACCCTATAATTTAACAGGACATCAAATGGAAACATCAAACAAGATACTTAGCGACATAACAGTCTTCTCTAAGTATGCAAAGTATATCCCCTCAATGCAAAGGCGTGAGACATGGGAAGAGTTAGTAACCCGTAACAAAGACATGCACAAGCGTAAGTACCCACACATGGTGGATGATATTGAATCTGCTTACAAGTTTGTGTATGAGAAGAAAGCCCTACCTTCTATGCGTTCACTACAGTTTGGTGGCGCACCTATAGAGTTAGCACCCAACCGAATCTTTAACTGTGCTTACCTGCCAGTGAGTGAGGTGGAAGCCTTCAGTGAGACTATGTTCCTACTACTAGGTGGCACAGGCGTAGGCTATTCAGTACAGCGTCACCATGTTACTCAGCTACCAGAAGTACGTGGCCCTAAGAAACGTAAGCGTAGGTTCCTAGTGTCTGACAACATTGAAGGTTGGGCAGATGCAGTGAAGGTACTGATGGAGTCTTACTTTCATGGACAGATGCAGGTAGACTTTGACTATCGTGACATACGCCCCAAGGGTGCTATGTTGATTACCTCTGGTGGTAAGGCACCTGGCCCTCAACCATTGAAGGATTGCATTCATCAACTGACTAAGGTGCTAGACAATGCACTAGGCCGTAACCTATCCACAATAGAAGTGCATGATCTTATGTGCTACATTGCAGATGCAGTACTGGCTGGTGGTATTCGTAGGGCAGCATTGATCTCCCTGTTCAGTATGGATGATCTGGATATGATGGCATGTAAGGCAGGTGAGTGGTACATAGACAACCCTCAGCGTGGTCGTGCTAACAACAGTGCTGTTATCCTACGGCATCGTGCTACTAAGGATGATTTCCTTAAGTTGTGGGAGCGTGTTGAAGCCAGTGGATCTGGAGAGCCTGGTGTCTACTTCAGTAATGATAAAGATTGGGGGACGAATCCATGTTGCGAAATCGGGTTACGTCCATATCAATTCTGCAATTTAGTTGAGTTAAACGTAAGTGACATAACCTCACAGGAGGACTTGAATGAAAGATCCAAAGCGGCTGCTCTTATCGGTACGCTCCAAGCTGGCTACACTGACTTCCACTATCTCCGTGATGTATGGAAAGAAGCCACAGAGCGTGACGCACTTATTGGAGTCGGTCAAACTGGAATTGGCTCTGGCGTTATACTATCCTATGACCTCGCTGAAGCGGCTGAGATTGTTAAAGAAGAGAATGAGCGTGTTGCTGGTCTTCTTAATATTAATGTCAGTGCTAGGTGTACTACTGTCAAACCATCAGGCACCTCTAGTTGCGTACTTGGTACAAGTAGTGGCATCCATGCTTGGCATAATGATTATTACATTCGTAGGCAGAGACTAGGAAAGAATGAAGCACTCTACCAGCACCTAGCCAAGCACCACCCTGAGTTGATAGAGGACGAGTACTTTAACCCTGAGCAACAGGCTGTAGTAGAGATACCACAGAAGGCTCCAGAAGGCTCTATACTACGCACAGAGAATGCTTTGGATCTACTGGAACGTGTACGTCTATTCAACACGGATTGGGTTCAGACAGGGCATAGAGAAGGTCAGAACTCACACAACGTAAGCTGCACTATCTCTGTTAAGGATGATGAATGGCCTGACGTAGGTGAGTGGATGTGGAAGAATCGTAACACCTTCAATGGCATTGCTGTACTACCATACAACGGAGGTACTTACACACAAGCACCCTTTGAGGATATTACTGAGGAACGATTCAACATGTTGGAGAGTAGCCTTAACGAGATTGACTTGACCAAGGTGATAGAGGCAGAGGACGAGACTGACCTATCAGGTGAGGCAGCATGTGCAGGAGGTGCATGTGAAATCATTTAGTGGCACAGGTATTGCAATGCACTACTGTACTGTCAAGGAGTTGTCACTATGACAGAAGAGACAGGGGTGTTCAGAGGTGAGGTTTATGTTAGACCTACACTCAACCAAGATCATGGTTCACTAGAGTTGGTATCAGGTGTCACGATGAATGGTATAGAGGAAGCCTTAAGTAGTAAGATAGTAGAGCTAGAAGACAAGGCAGTCAGAGCAGCTTTAATAGAGCAAGGATGGACACCGCCTAAGGAGTAGGCATTAAAAAGCCCCAAAGCTAGTGATGGCAATGGGGCTTTTCTTTGGGTGGAGTTTACTTCTCTTTGGTGCTGTACTTACGGCCTTCCCAAGTAAATGTTTTCTTACCTGCTTTCTTAGCTGCTGTAGTAGCTGCTCGGAAAGAACCTGCTGACTTAGTATCCTTCTTATATGTAGGAAAGTCTTTAGGGTTAACCTGTTTGGATGCTGAAGCTTTAGGCATACCTTTATTAACTTTATTCCTTGGATTCTCTGACTTACCTTTAGTTGTCGTGCTAGATGGTTTAGGTTTAGCCTTATCACCTTTCATGGAAAGGGCAGTACCTGCTGTACCTATTCCAATTCCAGTAGCACCTGCTCTACGCATAGTAATTCTATTGTTAGTACTAGCGTTCTGTACGGGCCGCATCTTTTTAATGTTTGCAGCCTTCTCCGCAGTCTTTCCTCCATTCTTTTTGAACACATCGTCTGCGTGTTTCTTACCCTCGTTAACAGCCTTCTTTGTGAACTTCTTAATTGCTGCGCCTATTCCTTTTTTAGCAATGTATCTGGCTACTACGGGTGCTGCTGCTGCTATTAATGGTACGAATACTGGCATAATTACTTTCCTTATATTAATTAAATAAATTTAATACTGCTTAGTTTACTAATGATTTTATATCATCCCATATGGATGTTTCGGGTTTAACGTATTTCTCTGGCTCCCCTCTCTCAGTAAGAATATCTTGTGCTGCCCTAACTAACTGTTGCATATGTTTAGTTGCACCATAAATTTTATCAATGGGTGTACCATCTTTTATGTCTTTCTTAATTTTGTTTCTGTAATCATCATAGGTAGGGCCAACGGCATATTCCACTCCATCCCTTAACTTATACTTTTTTCGTGCTTCAATATCATCAAACAGTTCAGTTCCTAACTCATTAGTTCTTCCGTTGTTTCGTAGAATAAACCTTGTAGCGTCCCTGCCATATTCTTTTGCAAAGGCTTCGGGGTTTTCCTTAGCTTTCTTCCTTACTATGTCCATCCCTCTATGCGTAAATTCGTGTGACCAAATAGGTTGTAATGCTATATCAGGAGTCATTAATACATCACCAGACTTAACATTAGCTTTTTTTATTTCATCAAAAGTATACCCATTGTTCCTCATGTTTTCTATAATATCATCATCTTTCCAATCACCTGAGAATGTTTGAGCCACTGAATCACGCCCTATGTATTCTTTTATACCCTTAGAACTCTGAACCTTACTTGCTTTAGGATCATAGCCTAATCTAGCTAAGGCGTTCCATGATAGTTGCTCGTCCAACTCTGCTCTAAACTCTAGGTCACCAAAGGCTTCTGAGGAATCTACATCACCCCCCTTTGCAAATCCCATTTCTTCCATCTCTTCTACTAGGCCACCTTTGTTGAAGTTTTTCTTAGTGGGGTCAAGCACTGCTTTTCTTGCCAGTAATAGTGCGCCAACCTGTATTACTTCATCAGCCTCTAACACTGCCATACCTGAGTTTTCCCCACCACGAACATAAAAAGCACCCTGCCTTCTTGGGTCAAAGCCTACTTGAGTCCACTCAGGATCATTCAGTAGTTCATCTGCTTTCTTTCTTATTGCATCAGGATCTAAATCTTTAATAACTCCAGACACTGTAGCATAAGGTGTCTTTTCTTTTTCTCCTTTACCAATTCTCTCTCCCATCTTTTGAGAGGCAATAAACTTTACTGGCCCCCCATCCGTACCTTTGTAATGAATTGCCTTGGCGTAGTGTGTACCGCCTAGTCCTTTTGAGGTTCCTGAAACAACCCATGTGTCATAGGTTTTGTAGGCTGTTATGTCTAACCTTCCACTGAAATTGTCGCCTATGGAAAGAGCAGATTTCTGTACCCCTAAACTTTTTGCAGCAGCACTACCAAAAACAAAGCTACCTTTAGTTCTCTGACCCACATTGAGCGAGAATACAATTGTTTTATCTGAAGGCTCTCTAGGTACAGCAGTCCACTCTCTTACAGGTTTGTACTTATCTACATTAGCTAGGTGTTCTTCACGGGTAATTTTAAGTTCACTAAGTTGTCTGGCAGACTCTTCTAGTTCTGGAGTTTTAACATCTGGATTATCAACCCTCTTCTCCGATACGTGCTTTCTTACAGTAGCTTGCCATTCATCTACATCATCTATCTCTTCAAACTTAGACCAAGTTGCGTCATACTCTGATATAGTTTTCTGTAAATTAGAAGATTCCCCAATCTGCCTAGCTACTATACCTTTATACTTGGATGGTAATTCATTAGGCTCTATTGATAGTACCTCTGACATTGGATAAAGGAACTTTGTACCACCTTCTTTTATATCAAACTCAGATCCCTCTGCTACCATATGCTCGGATCTAAGTGCATCAAACATTTCTTTGTCTACTTCCAGTGGCTCTCCTACTGTAGCGTAACCTACTAAAGCAGCTTTCTCTTTGCCTGTCTTAACTATGCCCACATTCTTACCCACATAAGGATCTAATGAACGTGTGTCTCTAGTCTCGTACTTCTTATCTCCCTTTACAATAAGGTCAGCAAAATCTGTGCCGTCCTTACTCTCCCTGACATTTATTCCTAATGGGTTACCATTCTTGTGAACCGCAGAAGGTGCAGCCATTTCCTGCCTAGCACCCATAGCTCCTAGTCGCTCTTGAACAGGGAGGTATGCACTTTCATCAGGCACTTCGGATGCAGCATTATTTATTCTACGTACATCTGTTGCATTGTTTATGCCCTTCTTAGCTAGACTTGCAGCCTTACCCATAGGAAGTACTTCACCTACAGTGGCAATGTTACCCAAGGCAAACCTAGTAGACTCGTCAAGATCATTCCATGTGTCCACTATGGAGCCTACAGTGTCCTTAATAGCGTCAGGTATGTCCTCTTCATTCTCATTGTAGTAATCTACTACAGCCTCAGCACCTTCTCCCATAGTTTTAAGGAAGCCCTCATTAGCAGACTTACCAGCATCGGTACGTGGGGCATAGTTTAAGAAGTCATTGTACTTCTCATTGTTGGCCTTCATTTCCTCAACTGTATTGTCAGTGAAGGTCTGCTCTGCAAGGGATGCTGCAGCAGCACCGATAGGCCCAAAGGTTCCTGAGATTAAGTCTGCTGCTATGTCGGATACATTATTAACTACGCTCATACGTTATAGTCCTGGGAGAGATTTTGCTATTTGTATACCTGCTGCGTATGCGTTATCACCTTCCACAGTAGTTCCATACTTAGCCATGTATCTTTCATTAACTTCCTTACGCTGCCCTCTAGGTATGCGACCCCACTTAGCCCTATCACTTGGACTATAACCCTGCTTCTGACGGGCCTTACCAAAGTCTTCTTGCGCTCGTATCTTAGCAAACTTAATAACCTTTTTCTTTGCCTCACTTAGTAGGTTCTTCTGCCCTGTACTAGACATACCTTTATATGATTGTGATTTTATAATAGGAACCATGATAGCATCTATGAATTGTGGCATGTGCTTACGTATCATTGCATCTGCTTGTTTGTCTCCTGTAGGGGACAGCATCAAGTAAGGTTTAAAGCCTTTAGTAAGTAGCTCATTCTGAACTTCAGTACGGGCTGGTGTTATCTTCATACCTGTTATCTGTGTTAGTGCAGGTGCTACGTTGTACTGATCCTCACCTCGTACTGCATCCTGTTGTGCAGGTAAGGCTGAACCATCTCTACCCTGTGAACTAGAGTAAGCTTCCTGTAACTGGTATGGCAGGTTAGCTGTAGCCTTATTAACAAAAGCATCTAGTGTTCTATCCCACCCTTTAGATACAGTAAGGTTAGCATCACGCTTAAGGTTCTGTTCTTCATCAAATGCAGCTAGTACATCTCGTACTACTTTAGCAGGAGTAAAGTACTGACCAGCTATATCGCCTATGTACTTACCAAAGGCTTCAGAAAACTTATCACTAGATACATTACCATCTACCCCAATGCCATTGTCAGTCATAACAGACATGAAGTTATCTAAGAAGTAGTTAACACCAGAAGAACTAGCTTGATAGCCTGTGGCTGCTTGCATTATATCCGCAGATTTAACATTGCCTAAAGTTCCATCTCTACCCTTAACCATAAGATCACCTATCATGAGATAGAAAGGTAAGGGGAATACTGCACCAATACCCATAGTAGTTCCATCATCATTTAGTAGTTCATCATATGTGGTGGTATCCTGCTTATCTGATCTGTACCATATGGCAGCAGCTATAGCAGCAGTGCCTACAGTAGCATCATTGAATTGCCTATAAGCATCTTCAGTAAGTCTCTGGTAGCCAGCACCTTCTTTGCCTCCTGTAGCTAAGTACTTACCCTTCATACTCCTAGCAGCAATGCCTGTCTGTATAGCACCTAGAGCATTAATAGGTGAGTACCTAAACTGAAAGCTCATAGCGTTAGCCATAAATCGTGCAAAAGGCAATGCGCCTGTACCTATAACAGGAGCAAAGGGTAATGCTTCTACTACTTCTATAAAGTGTTTAGCTAATCCCTGCTTAGGCTTATTGGCAAAGGTTATGGCAAGAGCTTCTTCTACTGCCTTCTCAGCAATCCTTGTGTCTATACCATTACCCCTAGCTAAATGCTCAGTAAGATCATCTATACCTTGAAGGTCTTTCATCTGACGCTTAACACTATTCATGAACACACCTGTACGCAAGAACTGATCTTGTGCAATGTTCAAAGAGTTAATCATTAGAACAGACTTAGGTAGGGTATTTATCCCTGCCTCCTGTGTAGTACGTAGTAGTTGATGATGAAGTATTGAATGATCACCTAAAACTAAATCGACAAATTCTCTATTCTGACCATTGTTAAATATGTCACCTATCATAGAGAAGGCATCTTTTACTATATGTACTCCACCCTCGTATGTTCCACGGAAGGAAGGAGAAGCCCCATTAATGCCACCTAAAGCCTTTGCAGTGTCACCCATAGCAGCGTATGAGTTTCTTAGTAACCGACTAGCAACGTGCATAGACACGGCAGACGTTCCTGATATTACGTTACGTGCCATAGTTGCAGGTTGAGAAGTCATTATGGCTCTGCGTATTCGGTCAGCTTTCTTTAAGTTACCATATCCAGCATTCAATACTCTAGCTGCCCATGAAGAGTTCAATATGTCTTCACGTTTAGCTACTGATGCTGCATCATTTGCAATCTTATTTGCACCACCACTTATCTTATCTTGTATTTTAGATAGCTGGCTCTGCATGTTCAGCACCTTTCCGCTAGTAGATACATCTACATCCGCAATTCTACCAAATTGTGCAGGGCTAATATCCATATCTTTTAATTCTTGGTTAAGCCTACCCATAGCTTCATCAAAAGCCATACCTCTTGAGCCTTGCTTTAGACCCCCATCAATAATTGCATCGTCTATTTCTTTTTGTAATGCATCGTCTGCATAGTGTAGTGAATAGAAAAGTCTATGTAATGCTGTGGTTACCCTTTCTCCTACTCTAGGTGCTAGGGCTGGTATTATGTCTGCTAGTTCAGCTACAATTATTTTAGAATCTTCGAGATTCTGTACTGTTATTCTGGTTCTAACATCTGCTGCATTGTTTAAGTTAATTTCATATGCATCATCAAATATAGTTGCTACATCTTGTAGCTGCTCATTGAGTGGTACATTTTCATCATAGACCCTTTCTTGTCCTGCCTTCTTAGCAGCACTGCCTTTGCTTACATCTCCCCCACTCTTTATAAATGCGTCACGTTTAGCAGCTATCTTTGCAGCAACCTTCTCTTTATACGTATCCTGCTTTAATCCATGTGCAAACATACCCACATTAATAAGACCTGCAGTACCAGCAGATAATGCACCCATACCTAGTATGGTATTCCAATCTTTCTCAGTACGTAAATCTGCTTTCATCTCTAATGATTGTATATTACCAGCTTGCATAGCACCTAGTATGCCCTCTACACTTGCAGCACCTGCTATACGAACCTTGTTACTATTGATAGCAGACTTAAGTAATGTCTGAGCAGCAATTCTACCACCTAGTATCTTAAATCCTGTAGCAATACCTAGTGTGGCTACGTTAGTAGGATCTAGTACGACTGATAAAACACTATCTAGTACACCATCAAAAGCATTACCACCCCCATCTTCATAGAAGGCTGGCATATCATTGAACTGAGTGTATAGAAGTCCAAAGTTTTGCTTGGTCTTTTCATCTGCTCCATTTAACCATGACAAACCTCTGCCTGTAGATGCAATGTTGTTCTGCATCCAGCGCATCTTAGTAAAGAATCTTTCGGAGTATTCCTCTCTAGTTTCACCATCCTGTTTAATACCAGACTTACCATATCGGCTCTTCATAAACATGCCAATACTTGTCTGAGCATTATCCGACATGAAGAAATCTTTATTAACTTGATCTTCATAAGATACGGGAGTACGTGAAGTTGTAGGTGTGGACAGCATAGAACTTGTTTCAGCTACGTACTCTGGCTCAGGCGTTAAACTTGGGGTAGGCTCATACCCTTCAGCCTCAACAGAAGATAAATCTAACTCTTCGGTATCAGTCATTAAACTAGAAGTGACCTCGTACCCTTCAGCCTCAACAGAAGAAAAATCTAACTCAGTCTCTGACTCAACAGAAGATAGGTCTAGGTCTGCACCAAATAGTACTTCGTTCCCACCTTCCATGTAAGTAGCAAATGCTTTCTCTTCTTCATCACTTAAACCTAAGTCCAAAGTTTCAGCCATTTAGCTTTCCTCCAACTGTGTTAGCTTCGCTAGTTCCTCTGTACCAAATTTTATCTGTTGCCAAGTAATGCCTTTTGTAGATAGTATTTCCAATGCTTCTTTCCTATCTTCAACAGTCATATTTTTACCCTTGGCAGTGCTAACCATCCCCATAATTTCCATTATATCTTTTCTCTCGTCATTACTTGCTGACGAAAGATTTGATTCGGATAAGTCTAAGTATTCCTGTTGTTCCTCCGATATGGCAGGGGGTAGGGCGGCTATACGAGCAGCTTGTTTTTCTTCTCGTTCTCTAGTTCTCCTTTCAAATAGAGTTTCTTCCGTTGGTTTTTTATAAGGAATTTCCCTATATTGTTCCTGTGCAGATAGAGCTTGTTCATCAGAGTCTTTCTTTACCTGTAGTGCATCTGCTTCAACTTCATTTGAAGCTTTAACTTTAGCATCTGCAAGAGCTTGCGTTATTTTTTCTCCAGTAGCTACCCTGTACGCTTTTACTACAGGGACTTGAATTTCTCCAATCTCACCTGCAGCAGGTACATTCCATACAACTTTACCCGATGCGGTTCTTACTTTCTTTGCCCCATCTATTCCTGAGGGTGCATCTACAACAAAAACGTATCTCTGTTTTGGATCTACATTATTAGCATCATATGCAGGTAGTGTTGCTAAGTCCTGAGCAGAGCCACCAAACATCTTTTGGTTTAACCCCATCCAATTTGTCATTTGTTGAGAAACAGGCTGACCTGTCTCCCTCATATTAGTAATCCAATTAGAAGCAGCTTGTTGTCGTGCATACTTTTCATATGCTTGAGCATTCATTTTTGTGTAATCAAAAGTTGCTACGCCATCACTATATGTAAAATACTCATTCTCTCCAACATAGTCTTTTACAATTCTCTTTGCTTCTTCGTCAAATATAGCTTTGTATTGAGGGAAGCTAATCTCTGCTGATGAATCCTTTTTCAAAGCGGATTGTTCTGCTATTGTTTGGTGTAGGAAACTACGAGTAGCATACAAAGATTTTAGTTTTTCTTGATTTGGATTGTCCTTTAACTCTTCCATCATTATGGCACGGGCTGTTATAAATATGCCATCGTAACTATCTGTGCCAAAGTCATAATCTGCTTGAGCTTTCCTTATTTCAGATAACTCATTTTCTAACTCTTGCTGAGGCATGTTATTATCAATTTTAAATTGTAACGTCATCAAGTCTATTTGATTTATCTTCTCTTCTATTTTATATCTTTCATCTTTTCTTTGCCCGTCTGTTTCTGCTCGTTTATATGCAAGTAACTGAGCATCAGCCCCTTTCAATGCAATTTTCTCTGCTACCTCTAGGTTTATTTGTTGCATCCTAGCAGAGGCAGACAAAGAAGAATCTACTAAATTAATAGTAGCGTCCGATCTTTTTCCATAGGTGTAAGCACCCTGAGATGCGGCAATTACATCGTTGTAACCAACACCTGTTATAGAAGACATTTCTTGTTCTGCTTTACCACGTAGACGCTCAAAACCATCATCCGATCCAGAATCATCTGATCCCATTAGACTAGATAAAAGAGATTTACGAGCCACTGGCTTTGGTGTATTAAGAGATGGAGTGTCTATAGTACCCATCTGTACATCTTGCCAAGGAGTAATAGTTCCCCCTTCTTGCATGTTAATTTGTGAAGCTGGATCAAACTCAGTATTCATCTTCTTTTCTTTTATTGATCCGTCAATGAACTCTTGTATCTGTTTATCACTCTGGCCCATAACAGCATTTACTTCATCTGGAGTAAGACCTAAGTTTGCTAGATCATTGGCTTGACCTGTAAGGGATCTTAAACGCTTCTGCCTTTCCCTGACAAAGGGTAAACCTGACTGATAGGCAAACTTCATATTGCTATCAATAGTATCCTTTGTTTCTTTATTCTGCTTTTCCATAAGGTCGCCAGCACCTTTAACGGCACCTGCTGCAAACGCTCCAAAGTTAAATCCCATTACACTTTCCTCCTACTCATTATTCCTTCTGATTCAACTTCGGGTGTCTCTTCTACCATTACTTCTTCTTCAGTGCTTTCATCAAAGTAGGACTCACTAGATTTATCCACAGCTTTACGTACAAGAGATGAATCAGGCTTGTCGGACTTCTCTGTGCCTATCTTGTATTCTATATCTGCAAGTTGTGCTTGGGTGACTAGTAGTTCAACAAGTACAGGTGAGATCATAAGACCTACATCCAATGTATGAAGACCACTCATAACTCCAGAGGACTGAATCATATCCGCTACAGCAACAACAGTAGTACCATCTTCTATTGCATCCACCATAGGTGCCATAAGTTCTGCATCAGATAACCTTGGTATGTAAAAAGATAAAGCTTCTTCTGTAGTTGTATACTTAGGTGGTTGTTCCCACGGCCTACTCTTAGGTTCCGTAGTTAATGATTGTCCTGGTATTGGAGCATCAAGAAACTTTGAAGATGCATCAAGCATATGTTTTCCTCGCTTCTCTTATCTGTTTAACATAAGAGGTGATATTATCTTGGGTGTTCATGTTATTTGTAGCTCGTTCACCTGTACGACTAAGCAACCCACCACTAGGGGTAGTAGGTTTAGCACTTGCAGATTTACTTAAACTCATGTCAGTTTCTACTACAGCTTTAATTATATGTTGGCTCATTGTATATTCCTTATTTTGTCTTACCAAATGGGTTTATAGAACTAAGAAAAGTGCCACTCATATCCCCTAAGAATAGTTTAGCTAGTCCTTCTCCTGCTGAGACAGATGTTTTGTAGTCAGCTTCAATCTGAGCAATAGTTATACTGGTATCTGAAGACATACGCTGTATAGCCATTTGGGAGAACCTGTCTCTACCATTCTCTGCGCTCGTCCATGCCCACTCAGACTTATCTTTGTAGTCCTGCCATAGGTCATTGTAAGCACTGTTAGATATGTCTAGTAGAGCCTTAGCGTTGACTTCATTGGCTCGGTTAATAGCTGCTGTGTCTGCTGTAGCAATGTTTCTACGCCACTGTGCATTAGACTGATCAATTACTAACCTATTCTGTGCATTGAATTGATCACGTTGATTAGCAATTTCAGTGTTAAACTTGGAGATAGCATTACTCTCCCCCGTATTAAACTGCGATTGTGCATTAGCTTGAGTAGCATTAAACTGAGATACAGTAGTCTTTAAGTTAGAATAGAACTGATCTGTCTGCTGTTCTGATGTAGCATTAAACTGCCTAGAAGCATTCTCTGCTGCAGTGTCTGTTAACATAGATTGTATACGAGACTGTGCATCAAACATTACTGCTTGCTGTGCATTGGTAGTGTTAGTCATATCCATATCAAGAAAAGACTGAGCATTTTGTTGTGCGGAGGCTTGTCTATTATTTAAACTGGCAGTCTCTAACTGTGACATAGTAGATGCTTCAGCCATAATAATAGCTTGCCTATTAGATAGGTTACTTAGTGCCATAGTATTTACAGCTTGAGAGTTCTCAAGTGCAATCTGTTGGTCTGCAGTGAACTGCATATTAGCTACTTCACTAATCTTGTTAGAGTTCAGTACCCGTGATTGGAATGCCTGATCAAACTCCTGACCCATAAAAGTAGCACGTTGTTGTGCAGATAACATAGCACGTTGTTGCTTGTTATTAAGGTTAGTCATTTCAAAAGTAGCAAAGGTCTGTGCATCAGCAGTAGCAATAGGCAAGGAAGACTCTAAGGCTGCTTGTATGAGTGCCTGACCTGCCATACTAGATGAACCAATACCACGGGCAGCTAACTGTGCAGTCACGTTACGCATAGCCCCTGCTGCCCATGCTGGTGTCTTACCTTCATCAAAGGAAGTCATTAATGTAGCAAGCTGACCTTGTACAGTAGCCCGTGAAGACGGATCTGCTTGTGCTGCTGTGATAGTTTCAGTGAAAGCTGCTGCTTTAGATGCGTCTGCTACTGGGTCAACTAATTCACCACCTTCAAGAGTACGTGTGGGTGCGCCTCCTACTTGTGTGGCAGTTCCTTGTGCTGACTCTATTTGACCTACATTGGTAGTGCTTTGAGTCTGTGCTTCTACTTGTGCATCTTTACTCACTGAACCTGTAGCAGCAGTAGTACTTGCAACAGGAGTTGTAGTTGCTGCAGTTACTTGTGGAGCAGTAGTTACTGTAGGAGCAGCAGCTTGTGTTGTAGTTGCCTGTGTTGTTGTAGTATCGGCAACAGGTGCAAGCATAACTGCATTGGGGTCTTGCATTTGTTCAGAAGTAACAGGTGTAGACATTGCCATTGTAGCAGTGCCAGTGGATAGGCCAGGAGCAGAAGCCCTACTAGCAACAACATCCCCTAAGGATTTACCTTTAGTGGTTGCAGCAGGGGGTACATATCCACCAGCAATAGGTGTAGAAGGTTGGTTAGTTACAGTACCACCCACTGCATACTTATTTACATAACCACCAGCATACATCTTCTTAATACTATCTTTCAAAGTATTGTACTGAGCAAATGCATTCTGATTAGAAGTTAGATAAGTATCAAATGTATCTAAGCCACCTGTATGTCCCAACTTAGAAGCTATACGCTTCATCTGGTCTTCACTGTAACCTTTAAATTCTCTTTGTTCTTGAGACATATATATAGACTCTCTTATTGATTGTATTGATTAGGAAGGGAAGTAGACACTGAGAGTGTGGTAACCTTATAGTATATATTCTATATGTATCACGGGGGGTGGGGGTTTCACTAGGGTAGCATATAGATTAAGATATGTCAACACTATTTTAGTTTAATACCACCTAACTGCCCTGATACTAGTTTTGTAAGTAACCCACGTAAGCCAAACTTAACTACGTAGATACCAATGATTAGGTACTGATACCACTCTGGCATAGATGCAAAGGATTCAAACGCTGCTGTTATCTCTGCTTGATAGCCTAAGAAGGATGCTGCTATTGGTACTAATAGTAGAGCAATCATTATGTCATCAACATAACTCTTGTCCATCTGCTGCATAGCAATGTAGTCAAGGTTGTAGTCTTGAGTCTGTCCATTGTCTGCTAACTTGTGTGCTGCCTTAGCACTTGCAACCTTAACATCTGCATCTGCTTCAATGCCTATGATAGCTGCTGCTGACTTAGCCTTAGCAACATTGTTCTTACCTTCAAGATAAGTCTTGCCTAGACCTGCAATTGGGTTTAAGAAACTTAACCAGCCCATAATTAATCCTTGATCTCAAAGTGAGGGTAATCCTGCCATGACTTCCATAAGCCTCCCCATTTAAGCTTATAGCCTAACTGGGATGATGCCTGTAACATTGCAGATGCTATAACAGCTAGGTGTAACTTATCCCATGAAGCTTTACCATCAACGTAGGCATACACATCCATTGCTTTACCAGACTGATGATACGACTTGTTGTTCACCCCATCTGCTTTGGACACTCCATCTGCAAACAACTTGGCCTGGTCTGCTTCGGTTCGTAAGCCACCAGTGCTAGGCACACCGAAATCAATATTAGTAAGTTCAATAGCGAGATCCGCAATTGCAATAAGTCTTCCATCTACACCTGCCAAATTGTTGATACTGTTTTTACCTAGCTTAAAGCCCATTGCTTATCCCCTATTTCTTTTTACTACACTGTCTACAAACTTTATGTCCTGATGCAACATCATACGATCCACAGATTCTGCACAGTGTCACTTAAACATACCACCTTCCATGAATAACCAAATAGCTGCAGCACCTGCACCGATTATCCACATGAGTTTCTTAGTTACAGATTTACCTACAGCAAGATAGAAACGATCATAGGCTTTATCAGCAGCCAGTTCCGCTATCTCGTTCTTCTCTTCCTGTGTTAACTTACGTTCAGTCATTTTACAAAGTCCCTTTTATATAAATTAACACACCGACAAATGCCGCTAGAAAAAGTATAGTTAATAGTGTTACTACAAAACCTGTTTCTACATTACTCTTTATCTTTTTGTTTCTTACTCTTTGTCTTGCTGCTTCTGCTTTCTGCTTCTTAAAAAACTCATCTCTGAATTGGCAGTACTTATAGTAGCCTTGAATAGACTGTTTGTTTAGCATCCATTCTAATTCTTTTTCCTGACGTTCTATTGCTTGCTTTGCTTGGTAAGCACCTAGTACATCTCCAGTACCAATGGCAGCTTTCTGCTGTATAGATTGACTTGCACTAAAGTATTTAGTTACAGCCGATCCAGCATCTGCTATCTCTCTACCATTAGATAGAGTCTGTTTAATAACTTGAAAGGCAGCATTCGCAATGGCTAGTTCCGCTAACATATCCATACCCTCCTTGTGTATTCTTGGGGAATCCCATAAGGCTCCCTAGATGGTTGCACTACGAGGTACTCTGCATTTACTGTGTGGGTCTGAGGTTCAATAAGAGGTCTATGACCTGCAGGAGATACATCAGGTGATACATGAACTGGGTATAGTTCTAAAGGACTTGACCACACTACTTAGACTTTTGTGTAGGCTTCATAGATGCGCCACAGTTTACCATGCCACCTTTGGCATAACCCATAGTCTTCTTAGCCATACCACCATGCTTGTATCCAGACTTAGGATGATCTGAATCTTTCATCATAGTTCCATCTGGCATTTTGTGATAACCCTTCTTCATAGTAGTCTTCCTTTATTTCTTTTTCTTTGCAGCTTGCTTAAAGTTATTAGCAGTAGGTGCGCCTTTTGCTCCAACTTTTTTCATTGTTTCTTTAGAACCTGCTGCAATTCTTTTACGCTTTGCATGTATGTTAGAATATAATCCCATGCTATCTCCTTAAATACTCACTATATTCTTTACACAGAAAGCTGTGGTAGTTTTTGTATCTTCTACCTTAACTACTCCGTACCCAACTATTGGACTATTCACAAATTCATAACCTCTTGCTGTGCCTATGCGTACCAGTTCAACTCTACAGTCATTCAAGGTACTATAATTAAATATTATTACAGGCACTTGAGGCTGCCCATTAGCTAACATTGTTGCAAGTATAATAGCGTACATTACCACTTTTCCCTATCAGCCCAATATGCTGCACTCAATTTACCCTTAGCAATGTTCTTACCATGCCTAGCCTTGAAGGACTTACGCTTGGCTTTCATCTTATCTGACTCACCTGCCTTTGGTTTACCTGCTGTACTAGCACCTTGCTCACCAAAACGTATCATCTTAATTGTAGATCCTTCTTTGGCGAGTACTACATGCGACTTTGTAGGATGCTTAGGTGTACGCTTAGGCTTGTTGTAGCCAGAGAAGGTTTCGCCCCTGTACTCTATGCTCATTATATACTCCTAATATTATCTAAAGTTTTTTCCTTCTGCCCAAACTATTAATGACATTCGTTTACCTTTTGTAACAGGAGTAACTCTATGATTTAAAAAAGATGGAA